TGCAATTTATGATGGATACCACTTAAATCAATTACTTGAGGGTGATTCCTGTTATCTATGTTTACATTTGATTCTACTAGTCCTAACTTTCTAGCTAAGCCAGTATATATGTCATCTCCCGAGTAATCTATTGTTCCTGCAGTATTGTGTAGAGGAGTTGTATGAGCAACTAATAAGTAATCTATTTTATCAGTGTATTCTTTAATTTTCACAATAGAAGCAAGTGGTCCACCGTCATATTTTTGCCTGCTAAGTCTTTCTTCCTCTATAGAAAATAAAATTTCTCCATCTTTTAACAAGCATACTCCAGCATTGTGTCCTCTCGTAATTGCAGCAATATATCCAGTTTTTAATTTTAAATCAGAAAATAAATTCATTTTTGTTTTTTTCCTAATATAGCGTTAATAGTGTAATCTTGGATTTCAGGAGTCATAGCCATAATTGTCTCATGTTTTCGATCAATCCTTTCATCCATTGTTATCCTAATAGGACTGTACTCTCTTTGGAATTCGCCTAAGTCTAAAATATTAAAAGTTTTTTCATTAGGATATGATACATTAATTGGAAATGTTGAACCTATAACTACAGTAGTAGGACATTTGACTGCATACGCTAGATGTTGACCTAAACTATCACAACCAAAAAAATGATTAGATTGTTTTATAACTGCTGCCCACTGCCGTAAATTTAAATTTTCTGGTTGTGCAATATCGTCTTTGCATCCAAATGTAGAGGTGTCCAGTTTCATTTCTGACATTAATACAACAGCAAAATGTTTGTCTTGTAATTTTTTTATTAAAGACTTTAAATCAGCATACTCTATACTTCTAGACGTACTATCTACAAATGATCCGTCTATGTGCTCAATACCTCTACCAAATGGTTGAACAACAATAATTTTTTGTTTATTTAATGTTTTTTTAATTTCACTAGTTAATTGTCTGCCCAACAAAAGTTCATGCTTAGACAGTTGGAGTGTAGGTTTAGGTAGATCTCTAATCCCTTTATTGTTTATTTCTATATCAAAAGCTTGGGATAAACTGCATTTTTGGTTATAATATTCCCAAATCCTATAAGGTTCTAAACTGACAATATTCCTATTGACAAGCTGATCTTTGAATAAATTTTTGTGCCAAATATCGTAAGTTCGTTGATCTAATGTAGGATGGCCTTTAAATAATTCAGTTCCACCCTCGCATACAATAATAAAATCTTTATCAGTTGATTCTTGTTCGTAAAGTTCAAACGCAGGAACAGAACAGATAACCCTGCCTGCTCCCCCATTTATAAAAAACGCCTTTGATCTTTCCATATTCTCCATTGGTAACTATTACTTTATATATGCAAGTTATCAACGGATATAAAAAAATATGGTTAAATGTTGCGATCTGGCAACATCCACGGCCAATCAAGTTTCCAATGATCTACATCTGCCATTTGGGTTTTTAGATTTTGCATCCCCTGTAATGCTTCTTGTAAAACTTGTATATCTTCTGGTAGATATTTATCGCTGTGATTGGCTAATTCACTTTCTACATTTGCAATATGTTCATCTACACCTGCCCAATAATCTTCTTTTGAAATCATATGAGTCCTATAACTGGGCTTAATAAAATTTCCATTTTCATATTGCAGTTGTAAATGATTGTATACTTCTGTAACAACATTATCTTGAGAATATATATAGCGATATTCTGTACCATCTGGTAATTCTTCTACATAATCTGGTACCGGGTCATGTGTATACTCTTCTGTGATGTATGCAGCTTCCCATGGATTTTCATTCGCATCTAATGTTATAAAATAAATATTTGGATCCTCATCTGTGTGATGCGAGATGTTAATGTCATCTAAGGTTTCATACGATCCAGACACGTAATCTACGATTTTTGATACTCTATTAACTGCTATCACATGATATCTGTATCCGTTGTACATGCAATTTACTGTCTTATTTTGAGTAACTACACCTGAATATGGTGCATCTGGTATAACTGCTGTAAATGCTTTTTTCATATTTTTCCTTTTTAACTTTCTATAAATCTTATTCTGACAACGCCCATGCCTCCACGGCCGCCTGAATCTCTAATATTGGCACACATCATTGAACCTGGAGCACCCCATGCAGGAGGTGTGTAAGGAACACAAGAATAATTATGTTCATAACATGAGCATTGTCGCAAAGATCTCCAACAAGCAGATCTCGGTATTCCTCTACTTGGACTGTGCGACATCATTCCATAACTCCCGCCAGCTTGGTTCATCATCATTCCTGGTAAAGGTGAGTTACGTGCATCATCCATTCCAGTGTACATCATTCCGCCTCCGCCGCCATCTGCGTACATGCCTGGAGGTGGTGCAGTAAAGTAATACGTTTTACATCTAGTGTTAAGCGTTCCACCACCGCAACAATAAAAAATTGCTTGGCTTATGTTTCCTGGGCAATTTATATCGCCGCCGTACGCATTTGCTTCCCATGATCTTGATGAAGATAAATTACAAATTCTTCCACAAAAATCACTAAGGCCAAATCTATCATTACAGAATCCTAATGCTACATAGCAACAATATGACGAAGTTGTACTTGTTTGGCAAATAGCGTTACCGCCTAGTCCTCCTTGGGCACACATACAACCATTACCTGTGGATCCAATCCAACAAAGACATGTAGCATCACCGCATCCAGCAAAGCATAATGTTTCACTTTTTAGAGATATTGCAGGTTTTGCGTAAATGTAACTTGATGAATTTACAGTTATTGACTTTTTTGAATATGCACCAGAATTTCCAGGTAATCCTACTCCACAACAACACATCCGTCCTTGTGATCCGCCTGATCCCCAAATCTCAATAACTGCAGTTCCGTCTCCAGGAGACTTCCAACATATGCTCCCGTCACCATTATGCTGACTACGCCAATTTGCAAGAACATTTCCATTTGTATAGACCCAAAGTTCACCTTGTTCCAAATTATGTTCCATTCTATCTGTTATCGAGCGTTCATAAACTAGTTGTCTTAAATTCATTTCTTATCCTGTTCCTGTTAATCTATGGTAATATTGATCAGTGAAGTCCGGTTCTCCTTCAGGAATAAATTTTATCCTTACCATTCCGCTGCCACCGCGTGTTGCATGGTCTCTTACACCAGCACACTGACTAGGTGGTAATCCTGGAAAACCAGGAGGTACATATTCTATGCATCCGTGATGATCATAACAACCACAATGTCTTGCGTTATTAATACATCTTGTTTCAGTACCTCCGCCCGAAGGCATTTTACTCGCACCATTGAGGGCATAGACATACTGGAACGGACCATTTCCTGACCAATTCGAATGCATTGTATTTTCTTCAATAGGGAAATTTAATTTTACACCTTTGTCTGAAAACATTCCAGGAGGTCCTGATATTGAATATGTAATATTGCATGGTCTATTTGGATGCAAACAGTGCCATACAGTGCAACTGAAAGATCCCGGACAATTCACATCGCCACCATATGCCTGAGCAGGATTAAAGTTCATACAACTTTGATGATAGTTACAGGCAATTCCGCATCTATCGCCGCATATGGTCCTACAATAACCATTGCCTCCAAAGCAGCATACGCCTGATGTAGTAGTTGAGCAGTAACTCACTCCGCCTCGACCACCTTGGGCACACATACACCAATTTCTATCTTGGTATCTACTATCACATGATACATAGTATGCACAACTTGCCTGACTACAGCCTCTAAAACAAAGATCGTTTGAATTGTTGCATGATTTACCTGTGTATCCACATACAACATCGTTTGCATGATAGTAGAAAGTTTTCCTAGCATAAGCGCCTGGGTTGCCAGGTATTCCTACTCCACAACAACACATCTTAGCTCCAGATCCTCCTGACCCCCATATTTCTATAGTCATTTTTCCGCTGTTAACGCATACCCAATGGATATTTCGACAATAATTTACGTAACCTTGAGGAGCGTATGTAGAAATATTTCCTGTTTCTAGTCTTTCGTATTCAAAAAAGTCAACCTTTTTTTGAATTAAATCTGATAAATTTGCCATTTTTGATTAACTATCCTTTACAAATCTTATTCTTATAGCTCCAGATCCGCCTCTTCCGCCATGATCCCTAACACTTGGACATGGGTGTGCCGGATAACCTCCGTGTCCTGGTGGGGTATAATAAACACATCCTTCGTTTTCATAGCAACCGCATGCTTTGGCACCCCAACAAAATGTCCATGGATTGCCTTGGCTAGGATTCCTACTTGTTGCTGAGATAACATATGAATGTTCAGGTCCGCCTCCTGACCACATTGTTGTTACATTATCAGCACCTGGTTGCACCATCATACAGGCTCCTCCAGTGCTGTATTGATATGGAGGTCCTGCGATAGTTTCAACATATGAACATGGACAATTAGCTATATTTGTACTTAACCATAAGCAAGAAATATTAGACGGACAATTAATGTCTCCTCCAAAAGCTAAGCCACACCAAGTACAACATCCTCCTGAGCAAGGTGTATTTTTTAATATACCAGCAGGGATATTGCATCCGCTAGTTTCACATATAGACCATCCACCTTTTCCTCCTTGAGCACAGATTACAGCGGTTGTTGTTTCATTATCAAATGTGTAAAATAAACAAGTTGGACTTGATGTACCTCTGCAGCATAAAGAACTGGCATTACCGCATGATTGTCCTATGCATCCGCAGATATATGATGTTGAATAGTTACTAGGTGTAAAACATAATGTTTTCCTAGCATACGCACCTGAATTTCCTGGTAGGCCGTATCCACAACAGCACATTCTAGCTCCAGAGCCGCCAGCACCCCACACTTCAACTATAGCTCTACCTGGCCCACTAGGTTGCCATTTTATTTGGGGAGCAAATCCTAAATCCATTGCAGGAGCATATCCCCATATTTCTCCTTTTTCTAATCCTACATCTACATAGTTGTCTAAGTTCTTAGATTGGACTAGTTGTGACAATTTTGCCATTTTTTCTCCAAATTATGCAGATACAAACCAACCAATGCCTGCAACTCCGGTATAAACGAGAGTAACAGTTGTACCGTTTACGTTTAGGATAAGATCGCTATCTCCCATGATTTCTCCACCGTTCGCATCTACTGTAACATTGTTAGTTGTTAAAAATTGACCTATGTCTAAAAATTGCACAGTATCATTTTCTAATAGCGTACCTGGTGCAGGTAAAGTAACAGTAAATGCAATTGAACTGCTGTCAAGTAACATTCTATCATTAACTTTTGCTACATAATTATTAGATACTTGCCGAAAAACAGCACCAGCTGTTCCTGTAGTCGATATATATCTTCCCATGTATTTTCCTTCTTACTGTATTTATAAAGTTGTTGTCTCTATACCAAAGGCCATTGCAGAAACATTCGCAGCAGACGACCAAACAATAATGCGTTTTTCAGCATCCATAACAATACCTGTTCTTTCCAATACACCTTTTGGCATTATTTCACAATCATATTCTATATATTCTGCAAGCGCAGGAGTTACATCAGCTGCTACTGCTACCCTAACTGTGATAGGTGCATTTCCTCTATTACAAAAAGACACTGTAGCAACAGTAAATGTGTCTACAGGAACTTGATATAAAGTTGTAAGAGTATCTAATGCTAAATCTGCTACTCCAAGTCTACCAGTTGCCATTTTTTATCTCCATTAATTTTTAAGTAAATAATTCATTGCGACAGGAACACCGTCTACTCCTTTTTTGTAATAGACTTTTTGCTCCATGTTGATTTGATTTCCTGTTACAGTTGTAATCTCTGTACCTGTAATTAAAATATCGCCAGCAGTAATACTATTTACGTTAAGTGTAGACGAACCGCCTCCAATTTGTGACGTAATGTAAGTCCTGATAGCTTTTTGGGTAGGAACAATTTCATCACTATTTGCAGTAAATGTTCCGTCTGTACTAAATTCTGTAATAGTTGCTCCTGTCTGCCCTAATCCAAGTTCTCCGAGTGACAATTCATTTAGGCCACTGATATTGAAGGCATCTGCATTCAATGTTGCGACACCAGTTGATTGCTCAACTGAGAATAAATCTCCAACTCGGAAATTTCCATCTTGATCTGTTGACGTAAAGAATACTCTACCACCAGTGCTTTCTAATGTTTCGTTGGCAGGGATAGGTTCTTGTAACGGAATCCCTGGATAGTTTGTGTTAACAAAATTACCAGTTCCAATATCAAGGAAATCATGTCCTGTTAATCTTATTTGACTGTACCTAATCCTTAGGGTTAAATTTTCATTATTTTCTGGTGCTTCAGATATTTGAATATCTGGTGAAACTTGTAATTGAGCGGTAAATGGAGGTTGATCCCCTGCTTGACCACTTCCTAACAAAGATCTTACTACTACTAATTTAAATACTTGTCCAGGTAAATGATCAAACACTATATTTGAACCGGCTAACGGAATACCGGACAAATTTTGTACTTGCAATAAATTACCTGGTTGATAGAAATCAGCGTATCCGTCTCCTACAATTTCTACAGTCGCTGTTGTAAAATCACTACCTCGTCCGTTAGCTGCCCATAGCGGTTGGGTAAGTACACCATCGCCTATCCTAGCTTGAGTTGGAGCATCAGTTACTGCTTGATTACCTAGTGCAATATTGTTAGGATCAGTAATTGTTATTGTCGGTTCGGCTGTATATCCTTCTCCTGGATCCCAAATTAATATTTTAACAATTTGCTCATTTTCAACAAATGGTCTGCCTTTTGCTTTTTTACTGTAATCTCCAGGATGTGTATCTGAATCACTAAACTGAATTAATGGTTCGACTGTATAGACTGTAGTAGCATCTAATGTTGCTTCGATAGCTCTACCGGCTACCATTTGATCCCATCCTGCAGTTCCGTCACTTATTTTAACAATATCAGCAAGCTTCGTATTTTCATTGTAATTTGAAATTTGTCCATACTGTCCTGTGCCTTTACCGCCGGTAATATAAATTGATAAACCTATAACTTGCGAAGCTAACCCAACATCAGTATTAGATAATGTAATTTGGTTTGTTGTACCATTTTGAGCACTGTTTGTAGCAAAATAATAACCTTGACCGCCAAAAATTCCACTAGAGTCATCTAAATCTAGCATACGTACCTCAAACACACCTCCGTCTACCGTTTGAGCAGAATCAATTACATAACCAAAACCGTCTCCTACAACAGTTATTGTTGTGTTTGCAGCAGTAAATTCTTTTCCAGCATTTAAATATTCAAAAGCAATTATTTCATTACCGTCAGTTAACACTCTATCAACAACAGGTGTAAATGCATAGTTGTTTACTTGACCAGTAACTGGAATTTCTGTAATATCTACACCTTCTGAAACTGATCCAAAATCTCCATAAGAATTATTACCGTTAGTTGCTCTAACTTTTCCGCCATTTTCTGCTAGATATCCAATATGACAATAATATGTAAAAACAGAAACTAATTCTGATCTTCCAAGGTTTGTTACCCAATATCCTATTCCGTCACTCAATATTTGTGTAAAATCGTTTGCAACTATAGAATCATTGCCACCTGCATGAAGTTCGCCGTCAACCTTCATACCGATACATGCAGTTCCAAAAGTACTGACATTTTGGACATATGGCGATTTAGTCCTAATCCATGGTTTTGTGTCTTGTGGATTCCATCCAGGATCTAGACTTACATATGCACCTGCTAAAGGTCTAGCTGTACCGTTAGGGTTTACCTCTGTTAAACCAGTTATACTTTGATTTACAGTAGTTCCGTCGCTCCTGCCATCTAAAGAATTCAATGAACAGTTTCTTAATCCTGATCCATTGTGCATTAGGAACATGTTTTCAAGCTTAGAACCTGTTACAGCATTTGAGTAATAAATTCCTGCATATATTGATTTGTAATTACCTGGGTAAATCAAATCATATTTTATTGCATCAATGTAAGAATTAATATCTCTTTCACATGACCCGGCATTGTATGCTAGATCCATAGTCATTGATCCAACCGCTGCATCCCAGGTAATCGGAGCAGTGTCTGTCCTTGCTGCTTTTATAGTAAAATTATTTGCATCAGTTTTACTATGTACATAATAGGTTGTATTAGCTTGTATTTCACTACCTATCACATTTGAAAACGTAACTGCTGTTCCAACTTGTAACCAATCAGAATTTGTTCCATCTGTGTTTACATTCGTACCTGACAAAGCTTGTATTGTAGCTGTAAATGTAGTTGCAATATATGCATTAATTTCACTAACAATAAATTTTCTGTTTTTTTCAATAGTTTCAACTGCATAAGTATGATCTGTATCAGTTAATGGTTCATTACTACCTGTCATTATAGGTTCAGTGCCTGTGCTGTTTATTTTGCTATTAATATAATCTTGAATTGTTGAAATTAACGCTTCTGCTTTAGCGCCAGGTCCGCCTATAGATAGATTACTTAAACTTGTATCTAAATAGTCAACAGCTCTCAGGGTATCTGATAGCTGATAATTTAAAACTGTTTGAGCAGATGTTGTAACTTTGTAGTAAGATATTCCTGATAAACGAGTCTGATAATTTGTATCTAATGCCATATCGTATACGAGAGCATCTATCATGTATCCTGCATCTCTTAAACATGTTGTTTTGTTAAATTCAAGAGTAGGATTTGCTCTTTGGATATAACTTACTGCTTCGTTTTGGATCCTACTTTTCCTGTCAAGTATAGTTGCAACTGAAGTTTGGATTATTGAGCTAACATGCGTTAGGTCTGGATATACAACTGCAGGTAGGTTATCTAAAGTCCCATCTCTAATTACATCCTCTACAATGTTTATCATAGATGATGCATATGCTGCTTCAGTTACTGTTCCTACGTTGCCTGGTGTAGCAAGTAGAGTTTGTCCAGGATATGTTCCCTCTACAACATCTGAAACATAACCAGCTAAAGTATCATACACATCAGCTGTAGGCAATCTTTCATCTGGTTCTAAAGTTAATGCTAAACTATCATAATAATTTCTTGCAATAATTATACTTGCCCATCTACTGTTGTATTGCACATCATAACTTGCAGCATCTAAAATTAAAGCAACATCTCTTTCACATGCTGCTGCCTTGATTGAATCATAATCAAAATTTTCCCAAATACTTCCAGCAGTTGCAGCTGAGACTTGTGCATTTATGTAGGTTTCTATCTCAGAAAATAAAAAATCTTTGTTTGCTTGAATTAATTCACGGGCATAAAGACGTTCTGTTACAACCCCAGGATCAGAAAATGTAAGTGCCGTGGCAGAATCTACACCATTTTCTATAATATTTTTTATCTCAGTTGCACCAGTTGTAATTCTTGTAGATGCAGTTGCATCTCCTACTGTACCTGAAACTCCTAGGGTATATTGCGTTTCACTATTACCTGTGGTAGGTGTTATTGCAGTATTTGTAATTATATCAGAAATAAATGAAGACATATGTGTTAAAGACTGCAAACTGTATGTAGTGTCTGAAATGTGAGTTATACTTTCTGCAGGATAGATACTTGTAGATCTAAGTTCATCACCTACAACAGCAGTATTTTGCGGAACAATCATAGGTAATGTTTCTTCAAACTTTCCTGTTTTTACAAATACTGTGCTATTAGGTTTATATTCTCTTGCTAAATTATCAATGTTTTCTGCTGCAAGAGGTTGTATTATAACCTGTAATAAATTTTCAATCCTAATTTGAGCATCTTGCTCTTCTAAATAATTACTATCCTTATACTGAACAAGTGTGTTATTAGCATCAGTATAATCTAAATTACTGATTACTGCATCAATGATAACTATCATTTGTTGTATAGATGCAACAAGTTGTTCATTTTCATCTGCAATTGCAGCTATTAATGATCCATTATCAAAGTAAGTAAGTGTAGCAAGGCGTATTTTTTCATTACCGCCGTGTCTCATGTCATAAATTACTGCGTCTAATATTAACCCAATGTCTCTCCTGCATGATTCTATATTATCATTTGTAAATCCACTCCATATTCCATTACCTGCTGTAATTTGTGCGTCAACCCAAACTACAACTGCATTTTGGATGAATGCTCTGTTTACTTCTAATAAATATGTTGCTTCAGGAAACAATGGTCCTTTATCTATTTGCTCTAGTGCATATCTGATTGTTTTAAACGGATGGTTTATAGTTCCACCATATGTAGGCAACGGTTTATTGACTCCGTTGTTACCCTCTACGTAAACCACATGATTTATTTGACCAATATATTTCCATTCAGGAGCAGTGCCATCAGCATTAACTGCTAAAACTTGACCAACTTTTCCGATTGGTAGCCGAGCTGGTCCTACACCGCTGTAATAAACAAGGTCGCCTTGAGTATTTAATACGTTGTTTTCAGGACCTCCTGATAAAATATCCCAGTATGTGGCACCAGTACCAAAGCCTGTAGTTTGATCAGGTCTATTTTGGTCCACAGCATCATCTGCTGTGTGCCCCAATATACATATGTAGGAATTATCACCGTATCTTACAGAATCGCCTAAATCATAAACAGTTGCATTTGTCCATGTGCTCTTCCAATATATACCTGAATTAAGTCTTTCCCAATATGTTGTATTTGGCGGTTTTTGATTTTGATGATCTTCTATGCATAGATATGTATATCCACCTAATCTAACTACATCTCCGACATAATAGTCCTGGAGTGAACTATCTTCTCCCCAATCTCCCCTAAATCTAAATCCAGTTGAAAAAAGTTCCCATACGTCTGGATTTTCTGTTGGTACTTTATTTGAATGTAACTGATTAGTTATATATACATATCCTCCATACGTAACTGTGTCGCCTGGTTGATATTTTTCAATCTCTGACCAAGAATTTTCAAATTCTAAACCTTCAACAAATTGCTGCCAATTTAAACTATCAGACGAGAATATATTGCTGTTGTGATATTGTGTGCAGATCCATATTCCACCACCTTTTTTGACTAGGTCATTTTTCTTGTATCTATAACTAGCTTGCCATTCACCTGTATAATCAATTCCTTCATGGAATACGTCCCATTTGGTTATATCTGCTTCTAATCCTAAATCAAAATCAGCATTACTTAAATGCCCTGTGTTACACAAATAAATTATTCCACCATATTTAACAAGATCTCTTTCTGCATATCTTGTATCAGTAGACCAACTAGAAGTCCAGTTTAAACTAGAAGAATAAACTATCCATTTATCTATTTGTGATTCAAGTCCTGCTTCTACAGTGTCGGTCGAAGTATGGTGTTCTATACAAAGGTATATTGTACTGTTATATTTTACAAGATCATTGACCTTATAGACCGTTGTAACAGTCCAATCTCCCTTCCAGTCAAAATTTTCACCAAAAGGCGTCCATTTTTCTATATCAATTACGAGTCCATCATATATATTACTTGTGCTTTGATGTTCAGTATTTGCAATATATTGTTTTCCACCGTATTGTACAATGTCGTTTACTCTGTAATAGGTAGATACAGTCCATGCGCCTCTCCATTCTTGTCCATCTGAAATACTATTCCAAGATGATGCAAAATCATTTGCAAAAACAGAACTTATATGCCTAGCAACACAAACATAGGTATTACCTCCATATTTGACTAAATCATCTTTAAAATATTCAGTGTTTGTTTGCCATTCATTTTTCCAAATAAATTTAATTCTACCTAATCTAATTTCTGCCATTTACAACTCCGATATCCTATAGTTTATTTATCTTAAATTAGTCCTGCAACATTGTTGCTAAATAATGCCCGTCAATACCAGCGAGAATGTTATCTTTTACTTCGTAGTTGATAGCTGTTTCTGTGCGGGTTGTTATATTATTTTCTGATATAACCACTTGTGCAGCAACTAGTTCGTTTGTTGTTGCATTTGCTCCTCCGCCAGATACTCGTGATTCTATATATGCTTTTATTGCAGCTTGTGTTGGGACTATGTTATTAGAATTTGCAGCTAATAATTTATCTTTTGAAAATTCTCTAATTATAACAGCAGTACCACCTATTTGAATCCCTCCTAAATTAATTTCAGTTAAGCCTCCTAGATCAAACTGAGATGCACTTATAGTTACTACACCAGTTGATTGTTCTACTTTAAATAGTTCCCCTACTCGGAAATTTCCATCTTGATCCGTAGAAGTATAAAATACCCTTCCTCCTCCACTTGCAACAGTTTCATTAAACGGTTGTCTTGCATTAAGGGTTGTTTCTCCTACAAGGTATAAATCAGGATAATCTGTATTATTGAAATTACCAGTTCCTATATCTAAGAAATCATGACCTGTTAGCCGAATTTGGCTATATTTTTCGCGTATTTCTAATTTCGATAAATGCTCAATACTTTCTGTTATGTCTATACTCGGCGCAATCTCAATCTCAGCGTCATATGGACCATTTCCTGATAAAGAATTTATTCTTGATAGACTGTATTTTTCTCCCGGAAGAGCTAAAAAATCTAAATTTGCTCCAGGACTTGGTATTTTTGATAAGTTTGTTATTTTAATTTGCCTACCATTTTGATAAATTTCAGCAAATCCATCTCCTGTGATTTCAGCTGTTATAGTTGTATATCCTTGTCCTCTGCTAAACATTTCTGGTTGAGATAATACTCCGGATCTTACAAATACTTGTAAATCTGCATCAGTAGTGTTAGCATTGTCGATTACATCAACTATTGGTGCTGAATTATAACCTCCGCCAACATCATATAACACCAGTTGCTGTATCACTCCTCCGGCTATCTGAGGTCTAATTACTGCTTTTGCTCCTGTTGCTATTTTGTTCCAGGTATTGGCTGAAGAATTTGTTACTAGAAAAAAACCGTTGCCATATGAACAATCTGTCCAACTTGATTGCTGGAATAATGCAAAAGTACCTGCTGTATCTGAGGTGAACCAATCTTTTCCATCTTTACTCAAAGCATATGTGTCGTTATTACTACCATCAATTCCACATGTAATAAAAATGCCATTACCATAAGCTACACGTTTTCCTACCACTGGTAAGGTAGTATTATACCATGTATCGCCGTCAAAACTGTAACATGCTTCTGATACTCCGACTGCAACAAATCTGTTGTTACCATAAGTGATATCTTCAATATCTGTAGTAAGGGGAAATGCTGTTGTAGAAATACTCCAACTCAAACCACTATCTACTGAAAACTGTATTTCTGGAGAAGGCGCAATTTTTGTTGCAACTAATATTAACCTACTGTATTTTATACAAGTCCAACCATTTGATCCTAAAGAAAAAAGTGTCCAATTTGCGCCGTCATCTGCTGAATAAGCTACATTACCAGCTGTGCCCAATACCCAAATTTTTTGATCTTTATCTGTAGTTACATCATTCCAAGTATCTGTTGCTGGTAATACTATTTCCTGCCAACCATTACTTTCTGTATATTTTAATAATATATTGCTTTGATTTCCGCCATAAGAATTTACAGCCGCATACCAACTTGTCATTGTACCAGCAATGTTGGAAATTACATATCCGCCTATATTTGAAGTTACTGACCAATTAACACCATCATTTTCTGTTATAGCAGAATTTAGTGTGCTACTTCCGTCAGTCATAGCTAACCATTTGCCATTACAAAACTCTATAAAACTCCATGTAAAACCTCCTGGAGGTGTTAATGATGATAAAACTCTTGCAGGATCACTTACACTGACACATGGCTCTATCACATATCTTGTAGTATCATTCAAAGCTGATTCTATTGGCCAACCTGGTTGAAAATGGTCCCATCCAGCAACACCAGTTGTTTCTTTTACTACATCTGCAATAAAAGTCCCTTCATCATAGGCTGTAACTTTAGCATATTGACCTACACCTAATCCTGCCTTAATAATTATCCTTTGTCCTACAATTTCATCTGTTGTGATTGTTTCTGCATTTGATAGTCTTATGTTTGTAGCGGTTCCTGTAACTGCAGTGTTTTCGCGTTCGGTGTAATTAGCGCCTCCAGGCAAAGTAGACATATCTGCAGAAATTATTCTTAAATTGCTTATTGCATTGTATCTAAATTCATCATAATATCCTACAGCTCCAAATCCTGCTCCTCCGAATGAAATTGCAGCATTTGTATAATCTTGACCAGCATGAGAATAAGCAATTGCTATTACAGTTTGTTGTGTAGTACCAAATGTAATTGCTTCTCCAAATTGGGCTTCATTTGTTCTATTATCAATATCTGCAGTAACAGGCGTTTCATTTGCATCAAATCCTTCAGCAACTGATCCATATTCTCCATAACTGTTATTTCCATTAGTTGCACGTAGGATTCCACCATTTGTACACAGGTATCCAATATGACAATAATATGTAAAAACGGACACAAGTTCTGATCTACCTAAATTGTCTGCCCAATAACCTATGCCGTCACTTAAAATCTGAGTAAAATCGTTAGCAACTATAGAATCATTACCTCCATCGTGTAATGCACCATCAATTTTCATTCCAATACAGCCATTACCAAAAGTGCTTACATTTTGAATATAAGGAGATTTACTTGTGATCCAAACTGACTCATCTTCTGTGCCTGCTCCTGGATCTAAACTTACATATGCACCTGCAGTTGGTCGTTTAGTTAAAAATTCATTCTGTTCTCCAAGTGTACCATTTAAACCTTGTAAACTTAAATTCCTAATACCAGAACCATTTCTTACGTAGAACATATTTGATAATTCGTAACCAGTAGCCGGTTGTATGCTAGTGCTTCTTAATTCGTCTCCGACGATAGCACAATTAGCAGGCACACTGATAGGTAAAATTTCTTGGTAAAATCCTGATTTGACAAATATAGTAGTGTTGTTAGCTGTTGTATCTACATTAGCAAGAATGTAATCACAAGCATATTTTACAGTTGCGAAAGGTGCAGTAGGGGTAACACCATGTGTTACTGAATCTACTCCATCCATAGAAACATAAAAAATATTTGGTACATAATCATACTTTGTATATTGCACAACATTGTTTTCTGAGTTTTTGTTTAATACACTACCTAATTCTCCTATTGCTAATTTTTCTATTTGATTTGTATAGGTTTTTATATCTCCAAATGTGCTTAAAACATTATTAGGAGACCCTTGAATGAAAACTTCCCAATAAGCAATACTTGTTAAATCTTTATCAAGATCAGGCCTACTATCCGATTCATCTGATCGATGTTCTCGGAGTGCTTTGTATAATGTCCCTGCATAATTTACTAGATTATTAGGATAATATGTTACATTCTGTTCCCATTCTGCTTTAAAATTTTCACCAGGTACTAATATTTGCCAAAAACTGTTGTTTGCTCCTGGTGCATTTTCTGTATTTGTATCACTTATCGCTAAGTAAAGTGATCCAGCATGACTAACTACGTCTCCTGTATAAAAAGAATCGCCTACAAATGAACTAAACTCTCCTACAAAATTGTAACCTTTTAGTAATAATTCCCAGGAACTAGAATCTGATGGTATTGCTTGGAAATTGTTTTCTAAGGCAGTATAACTATATCCTCCATATAAAACAATATCTCCCTTATTATAAATAAGCTCTTCACTCCATAAATTTTCAAATTCTAAACCTGGTACAAAAATTTGGAATTTCTCATCTATCATTCCTGGATAAGCAAAATGTTCTTCAATACATTGAAATAACGTTCCTCCGTACTTTACTACATCGTTTACTTTGAGTAAGGTAGGATCTACTGGATAATCACCAATGTAGACAAACCCGCTCACTAACAATTCCCACAAACCTGCAGCAAAAATACCTTCATCATCGTTACTTGTGCTCGTATGGCTTTCTATACATTTATAGATATTTCCGCCATACCGTACAATATCGTTTTGGTTATAATATCTTTCTCTAGCCCAGTCTTGCATCCATAAATTGCCTATGCTAATCAATAACCATTTTTCTGTTAAAACTTCTAAAGCACTTAATTCTGCTTCTGATTCATGCGCTTGGATACAATAATATGTATTTGATGTTGTTTTAACTACATCTCCGATATTGTAATAAGTGTCTGCTTGCCAATTACCTTGCCAGGAATAACCAGAAATTATGTAAGTCCAAAAATTTATATTTTCATCAATTGTTGTAGTAGATAAATGAGTAGTCAAGCATTCATACACTTTACCGTTCAGTTTGACAATACTACCTGCAGGATAGTATTGTGCATCTGCCCAATCACCTCTCCATACTCTACCATTAAAAACCAATTCCCAATAGCTTGTATACTTTGAGTTACATTTTGCGCCTAAATCAATATTATTATAACTGTAGTAATATAATGCGTTTGGAGCAATAGGTGGAATAATTATTTCAAATCTTCTCTCAGTTGCTGTAGCAAATTCAGCAACATACTCAGTGTAGGTTTTTTCCTCGTTGTCTAGGTAAAATGTTGTTCCTTCCAAATAAGGGCCTCCTCCGCTGAGTGTGCCATTTTCTATTGTACTCAATAAGAAAATATTTACCTGTCCGTTATAATCCACATTTGAATCAGCGTCTTGATTAAAAATATATTTTCTTCCACGTAGTAGGGTTAAAAATGGACTCTCAACACCATCTACATAAAAATGCCCCTGTGCTTGCAAATTAAATGTGTCGGTGCTAACTGTGATTGTGTAGGTCGTATCAACCTGCGATGCTAACAAGTCGTTAACAAAGTTAGCCGATGACGTATGGGCACTTAGCGCAGAATAACTTTTGCCTGCATAGTAAGCAATATCATCTTTTTTAAATTCTACACCAGGATTCCAACTGCCTCTCCATGTATATTTTAATCTCTGTATATTAAAATCTGCCATTCAATTTTCCTTATCCATCTGTTTTCATAACAAATTCACCATCATCGCTAATTTCATATGTTATGCTTCTAGCATCCCATCTAAATTGCTCATAATTTAAATTATCATAAATTAATTCGTGATCTTGGTCTCTTCCTTCATAAAAATCTTGTCCTTCTACAAAGTTTGGAAAATTATCAACATCATTTCCTGGCTTGTTGAGAATCAAAGTTTCAGTGCTTAGTTGGTCATATTTTCCTAAGAATAAATCACCCTCATCTGTCCTGCGTATTCCATAAAAATATCTTTTCGTGTAACTATTCAAGATATCAGTAGGAGATAAACCTATATAGTATGTCATTGTATTACCTCTGCATAACTTACTATCGCATCTACTGAATCAGCTTTAGATGCGACTACGTACAATTGGTCATTATATCCTAACACTAATTTTTCGCCAGAGCTAACTGCTCGTAAACTTGAGTTAAATGGAATAAGTGTATTTTTTAGAAAATGGACTTCTACTGACTCATCTGTTTTTATCGTTACATCTACATATGTAACGGTATCGAGCACATTTGTTAGACTTAGGCCTATGATTGTCATAGTCCGTGCTAAATCAGTTTCTAATATTAATGTAGGTTCTGTACCAATATTTTTAACAACTGCATTCTTTATAATTGTGGGCATGTATGTTACCTAATAATACAGTTATTTATCAAGAAATTTGTTCTCAGTATTATACTACTGTGCCAACCATAGCAATAATATCATCCTTTGCTTCGATTTCACCTGTGATTGTAAATTTTACCATATTTACGCCATTGTATTGGAAAATTAAATCATTATTTGCATTAGTAGTTAACAACCATCCATTTAAATTTGTAAATATGTTGTTAGTGATAGTTAAAGTTCCTGCGTTATTAAATAAAAAGCCGCCGTTTACATTACTAGTAGGTAATGTAAATGCTGTGATAAAATCATTTAAATTTTGATCATAACCTAAAACTCCATTTACAACATCTATATCACTGCTTGATAAAAAGTTATTAGAAATGTCGTCTAAAGATTTGAAACCAAATTGCCCGTTCGTTAAACTTGTTAAAACTAAATCACCAAATGTATTGGGACTATTAGCAGTTAGGTTAATGTTTGAAATTTGACTCATTGTGAGTAAATCAAAGGCATAACCACCGTTGCCGTCTGATTGTAAAACTAAGTTAGCATTATTTGCAGGATCGTTTGTAACACCATCAACATCAGTTAATCCTACTAATGAATTAGGTATTTGTGTAAAACTAAAAGTGCCGTCACCGTCTGATTTTAGGAATAAATTTTGATTGATCAATGGACTGTTTGTGCTATTATCAATGTCTAATAAATTTTGTAGTTCGTTAATTGGTGATTGGAAATCATAAGTTCCGTCTCCCACGGAAGTAAGCACTAATCCACCTACACTATCAGGAGAATTTGTTGTTTTGTCTACATAATTGATAATTTGTAGTGCGTTTGGATCATTTGTAACTATATTCCAAACAAGACCGTCATACGACCACAAAGCGCCAGCTGTATTAAATGTATCGCCTACTTGTGGATTATTAGGAAAATTTAAAGCCATGAAAAATCCTTATGATAGAGCAACGCTATATGCTATTGCTTGTTCTGTAGTTAATCCTGTGCTTGCAATTGTAATGGTATTGCTAGATTCAGTTAATATAATATCAATTCCATTACCAGCTTCAAAAAACAATGTATCTGTTCCAATTGAATCAATTACAGTTGTATCTACTTGAACTGCACTGAATGCATTTACATCAGCTAATCCAATGTTAGGCTGTATCCATTGGGCACTGTCTGCATCTTGGAAGTATATGTACAATCCCATTGTATCTGTATCCATCCATATAGAACCATTTACAGGTGCACCTGGAGGATTATCTGATGCTGAGACTGTTACACCTGCAGGAGATGTTATATTTCCGCCTACTTCTAAATTTCCTGGTATTACAACTTTGTCAGTTATCTGAGCTGGTTCAAGTCTAAGATCGCCACTTGTCGTTCCTATTATTTGTCCGTCAATATAAACATTGTCAATTTCTAATCTCTCACCACTTAATTGAGTTGCAAATGCAATACCTTCAATATCAAGAGGATAGACAGGATTTGTTTTTTTTACACCAATCCTATTATTGGTAAAATCTAAATGTAAAATATTTGCTTGATCTGGATTCGCTTGATCTTCAGCGCCTTTAAATGTTAAATCTATCTCTCTTTCAAGCGTAGATGTTAACAATGGTCCGGAAATTCTTCCTACTGCCAATGTATTCTCCTATTTAATCTATTTATCTAGATTCCTAAACGAGTTTTATTGTCCAAATAAGCATCTTTGAATAGAGTATACATGTCTTCTAAAAAAGCATATAGATGGGTAATGTTAGGTGTTTTTCCTTCTACTAATAGATCGTCACAATTTTTTATATAATTTAAAACATAAAATTTGGCTGCGTATGGGTGTATTCCCCATTGTTCTAAATGACCAAATGTGCCTTTACTTATGCTACCTTGTTGTGTCATATCTTGTATTGCTTGCTTAAAGGCAGTTTTAACATGATCTTCTGTGCTTGCTTGATCCATTTCTTCATCTGATACAATATCGTTGATATTGAATGATTTTTTTATTTGTTCTGCTGTTTTTTTGTAGTGTAGAATTTCTTTTATACTATTTTCTAAATACCCTTCTGTAGAAATATAATTTGTTTTATACTTTGCAAGTTTAATCTGTTGTTTTGGAGTTAAATTTTCTTTTAGTTCATATTTTTGTATTTGTAATTTGAATTCTTGTAAACGATAAAAAGTATCTGTAGATGCTTCTAAACGCTGATTAATTTGAGCATAGCATTGTTTTAACCAAATAAGAGGAGAATTGCCGCTCATTTGCAAATTTCCTATTTCTCTCTCATGCGATGTCTGTTCTGTTCCTATTACTCGTTTAATATTTTCTAATTCGTTAAATACAGGAGCAATTGTTTTTTCAAATTCCTGTAATTTAAGGTCAATTTTTGTGATTGAAAAATCTTTTTTTTCTATAAGCTCATTCATCCTGGTCCATGTCCGGTTGCACTTGAATTAAAATCTGTTGATCCAAAATTTACTGCAGCAGTATTACTGCTCAAACTCAACTTTCTCCAAACTCTGTTTGATGTTGTTCCTGCTCCATGTAGCACTATATCATTCAAATCACTTATACTTACTCCACCGCTACTCACAGTTAAATTCATGTAGTTTGTATTCATCGACCCACTTGCATAGTCATATCTTTTAACATAGTTTCTCGGAGTGTATGGTGAGTTACCGTAATTACCTGTAATGTATGCTGTTGTATTGTTTGATGCTGATTGCATTACATACATTACTTCTCCTAAGCCTGCACTATTTACGATTGATTGTGTTGTAAAATCTATTCGTTGAGTATCGCTCAATCTAGCAGTACTCCAGTCTCCGGCACCTACTAAAGCTATATTATCGTAATCACTAGTGGTAAAATTAGATCGTCTTCCGCGAGTAAGCAACTGACCATAGTTAACATTTGTAGTCGCAGTGTCATAGCTTTTGTATGACACTACTTTAGTATTAGGTGCTTCGCCACCAACACTATTTGGATTGTAATACCCGCCTGCGAAAATACAAATACCTGGCGTAGAAGCAGCTTTCCCTATGTAATGCGGTGCTGCACATGATCCCCATGAGATTGCTTTGAAATTACTTGCTAAATCTTTTAAAAATACCCTTTGGTTTCCTGTCATTCCGTCATAACCAGTTATCATCATTGTGCTGGTATTTGTCGATCCAGCACCACTACTTGTTGTTTGTCCTAAAGTACCAAAGTTTGTATCTCCAGACCCAGTATTCCATGCTCGTCGGGTATAATTTTCTTGTGTATAATTTGTATTACTAGGTGCGTCATAAAATGAACCACCTAACAACACCGCATATGCTGTTGATATAGCCATAGTAAACAAATTCGTTCCATACCAAGATCCAAGAGTAACATAGTAATTATGATAATTTGAATGGTCAGTATAGTAGCTAGGTTTAGAATGATTATGATAACTCATAAAGTATCGTCTAGGTGCGTAGGGTCCTGTGCTATTGTTTAATTGTATGTTACCTATGGTATAATCTGCAGTTTGAGTCGAATTAAAACCAGTCTTTGAAGAAAATGTATCTATCATTACTCCAAATTGCGCTTCTGTCATAGAGCTGTAATCGTTCCAATCTGCTGCACGATAGTCAGGTCCTAGACTATTTGCTACCCTTGTATCCATTAAATTTGCATCATCTGTTTCACTGTATCTATTCCTTGTAAGGGTAGTTTTTTGACTCGTTCCTGTCATGTAATATACATCTCCACCTTCAGGATGTGGTAGCTCATACTGTCCAAGATCAACATCGGCAACTGTTACTCCTGTTCCATCAGCAGCAAGTGCAGGATACCAAGTCGTATCTGCAGAGTTTACAAAAACTTCATAAACATATGAAGCATTCTCAAATGTGTCTGCAGAATATGTTGAGCTGTGTTTAATTCCTACTAAGAATGTTTGTTGTTCGTTAACTTCGTCATTTTTTACATATTGTATAGCAATCTCAATATTATCATCTAAAGTTCCATTTATAATTAATTGTCCATCTGCATTTGTTGACCCAAAAATAAATGCTCCTTCACTACGCGATAGATTTGTGCTTAAAACTAATCGAAAACCTAATCGTTGTTCGTCAGTATTACCAGTCCATCCTGTATTAATAATATTTTGATCAGCCGAACTGCTAACTAACCCTACGTAAAATACATCTCCTGTTGCTCCTCCTGTGTTTTGTCTGCCATTTAATCTAAAGTAAACGGAATCACCAATAGATATAGCAGTGTTCCCTACAAGATGTTTCCATTCATTTTCACCAGCCGTCATCCAACTGTTCATAGCAAATGTCCAAGTTCCCGTAGAAGTACCTGAACTCCAGCTAGTTGTATTGTATCCTCCAGATGTTAGGAAATTAGTTGCTGCAGATGGTCCAAAAGTTAGATTCTCTACAACAGGCACATCAGGAGCAGCCTTTCCATAAAAAGTTTTAATACCTATAGGTCCAACATCCGGTAAACCGTCCGCTCTGCCATAAAATTCTGTCATCCTGTGCGGTGCTGGATCAAAAAATTCACTAGCTATCTCAGCTATGGATAAGGATCCAGATGTACGTAAGGTCAATTATATTCTCCTTAAGAATTACAACAGTATTTAGTAGGAAAAAACCTTGTTCATGCAACTTTATCCATAACTTGCTGCTGCTAGATATCTTCTTGCTGTTCCAGCAGTGTCTTCATAATCTACATAAGCGCCAGTGTTGTCGAATCTTGTTATGGTGTTTACTAATGCTGATGTATCACCATATCCAAAGATTGCTTTGTCACCACCATAACTTGCTGCTGCTAAACCATATCTTGCTGTTCCAGCATTTTCCTCAGAGCCTACATAAACGCCAGTGTTGTCAAATCTTGTTATGGTGTTTACACGTGTGAAAGTGCCACCTAATGATGAATAACCAAATCCAAAAATTGCTTTATCACCGCCATAACTTGCTGCTGCTAAATAATATCTTGCTGTTCCAGCAGTTTCTTCTGAACCTACATAGGTTCCTGTATTGTCAAATCTGGTTATGGTGTTTGATTGAAATCCAAATCCAAAGATTGCTTTATCACCACCATAACTTGCTGCTGCTGGATAATTTCTTGCTGTTCCAGCAGTTTCTTCAGATCCTACATAAACGCCAGTGTTATCAAATCTGGTTATGGTGTTTCCTCCATTACCATATCCAAAGATTGCTTTATCACTACCATAACTTGCTGCTGCTGGATAACGACTTGTTGTTCCAGCAGTTTCTTCAGATCCTACATAGGTTCCTGTATGGTCAAATCTGGTTATGGTGTTTACTCTAGCGGTTATATAACCAAATCCAAAGATTGCTTTATCAACGCCATAGGATGCTGCTGCTAAAGCATGCCTTGCTGTTCCAGCGGTTTCTTCTGAACCTACATAGGTTCCTGTATTGTCAAATCTTGTTATGGTGTTTAAATTTGAACCAAAGTTGGTTAAACCATCAAAACCAAATCCAAAGATGGCATTTCCAATTCCAGGAAAATTGTTTGCTTGAATATATTTTGAAAAATCTCTAAGTTTCCAAATTCCATCACCACCTGTACTTGTCTTGTTAGGAAAATAAGCCATGTGTTTTCCTTATACTACAATTTTTGGAAACATTATAAAAACTCCTTATCGTTTGTTAGCAATGGCAGACCTTCTCTAAGTTCTATTTTCTCAGATGGATCATAATTTGTCTGTAGAACTTTCAAGTCTTCTGGAATGATTCCAATCTTTTTTAATGCATTCCATGTGTATGGATTTGACATAGCGTTACGAATCTTTGAAGCACTTGGTCTTCCTGTTGCAATGATTTCACTTTGAATATCTTTGGCAATCATTGCAGTATACTCATTAGCAGAATTCAATTCAAACATATCATCATCTGAGTACCCAGGAAGTCTAGTTGGCTCAACGATTTCATAAAGTTCTTTTAACAATTTTTCCAACACTTCTACTTCTTTTTTACATAAAGCAATCGCTTCCTTCTCAATATCAATGTTCATTTCACGTTCTAAAATTTCAATCTCCAACTCAATTATCTTGTGCTTTGGTTTATTGTTGGCCTTTGCATATTCAAGTTCTGCTTTTTTTGCTTCGTATTTTAATTCGGCAATTTTTTCGGTTTTTACCGCACGTTTTCTATCATTTAAAAATTCTTTAATTGTTTTTAATCTTGCCCAAGGAGTATCTCCAAGTACAACATATCGATAGTTAAATTCAGTGTTTAATCGTGTAGCCATAATTCTTATAATAATTATTAATTGTTATTATCCATAACTTGCTGCTGCTAAAAAATATCTTGATGATCCAGCAGTGTCTTCAGCACCTATTTGAGATCCAGTGTTGTCAAATCTATTTATAGTGTTAACGTTTGTTGATGATGATGATGTTATTCGACCGAAGCCAAAGATTGCATTTTCAACACCATAACCTGCTGCTGCTACCGCATACCTTGCTGTTCCAGCAGTTTCTTCTGAACCTACATAAGTTCCTGTATTGTCAAATCTTGTTATGGTGTTTGAATTTCCTGATGTAAATCCAAATCCAAAGATTGCTTTATCTCTACCATAGGTTGCTGCTGCTACATAATATCTTGATGTTCCAGCGGTTTCTTCTGAACCTACATAAGTACCAGTATTGTCAAATCTGGTTATGGTGTTTATCCTTGTTGTTCCCCATGCATCCCCATTTGGATTATAATAACCAAATCCAAAGATTGCTTTATCACCACCATAACTTGCTGCTCCTAAATAAGATCTTGCTGTTCCAGCGGTTTCTTCTGAACCTACATAGGTTCCTGTATTGTCAAATCTTGAGATGGTGTTTGATAATGCTGCTCCAATACCAAAGCCAAACATTGCTTTATCACCACCATAAGTTGCTGCTGCTAAAGAACTTCTGTCTGTTGCAGTAGTTTCTTCTTCACTTACATAAGTACCAGTGTTATCAAATCTTGTTATGGGTCTATTAGTCATACCAACGCCTTCATTACCAAATCCAAAGATTACTTTGTCAACACCATAACTTGCCGCTGCTAAAGTATATCTCGCTAATCCAGCAGTTTCTTCTGAACCTACATAAGTACCTGTGTTATCAAATCTGGTTATGGTGTTTACTCTAGCGGTTGTATAACCAAATCCAAAGATTGCATTTTCAAAAGAACTATTTCCAGGCCAATTATTTCCTAAAATTTCATTTCGTATTTCCATCATTCGCCATATTCCATTAGCGTTTAATTTAGTTGGAAAATCTGCCATGATTAGCTAATCTCCTCGTATGAGCATGTTACTTCAATATCTCCATCTTCTGAAGCTGTGCAATAAATTGAGTGATCTTCTTCCAGATAAATTGCAGTATTTTTATCTAAAACTACAACCATTGCGTCTGCAGGAACAGTCACTGTTTTACAAATATCATAATTTGCTGCAGAAGTAGCCGTAGCTTCATTCCAAATTGTAACAGTAATTTGAGCATTATTGTTTGTATCAACATTCGCTGCTAATATAGTGTTTATCTTATATACTTTACCACTTGACGCAGCATTTGATACCAGTTGCGTTCCATTAGTAGCAGTTGCTGCTTTTTGTGCTGCAATCTGAACAGTTTTTCCATAAATTGAAGTTACATCTACAATATTTGGATTTGCCATTGTTTGTATCCCTTAAAAAATTATTATTATCCAAAAACTATTGACATAGCAATTGCTTTGCCAGTTGAAGCAAGTTTACTAACCTCTGTTAAATTACCAGACGTATCGAGTTTCATTTTGTCGGCTCCTTGGTAGCTAAAAATTAAATTATTACTAGCATCTCTATCTATTGTCCACTGTACAGTGTTAGATCCTGACATTAAATTTAAACCTCCTGTAAAGGCTATATTTCCTCCTACTTGTAACTTATCAGTGTTTAAGTAACCGCTGCCTATTCTTACTTCTCCACTTTCAGTAATAACCATTCTTTGAGTAAGACTGCCACTAATGGCTTTTGTTTTAAACTCTAATATTCCGCCGTCACCGCCTCCATTGTTGAAGCTAGATATAGTAGCTTGTTCGACAGGATTCCAACTCCCAACAACTCCAACATTTCCAAAAGATATTTTACCGTACTCCATCCCGTAATATGTATATAACTCAAGTACAGATTTGGAATTTTCTGCAGCTAATAGAGTTGCATGACTTGAATAGATATCTGAACCGCCTAATGGTCCTGATATACTTCTCGCAGTTCCATTTGAGTCAACTAAATTTGCATTATATTGAGCTAGATTTCCAGTAAACACTGTATTTCCATTTGAACCAATCCGTATTTTTTCTGTAAAACTATATGAGCTGTCACCATCTGAAGTTAGGAATAATCCGCTTGTAGTAGTTGGTGTGTTAGTTGTAAAATCTACATCAGTTAACAACTCAAGTTCAGTTACTACTGTACCCGAGAAATTACCATTATTGTCATAAGTTATTAGGGTGTTGCCATTGTACGCAAAATTTAAGTTATCTTGTGCATCCATGGTTATTGTCCATTCCATGGATAAATCGCCTAATACTGTAAGGGTGTTTGCCCGTGCAGTGCCTGTTACATCTAATTCTACACCTGGAGTATTATTTTTTATACCAATTTTACCATCTGATGCGATAGTAAGTGCATCACCATTAAATGTTAAATTGCCTGTGAGATTTAAATTCTGCTCTAGCATTTCGCCAGATATACGTCCTATTGCCACTCATTTTTCCTTATTTGTCAAAGTTATGATATACTGTTATAGGTTTGCCTAAATCAGGAGCGGATGTAAACTCTAAATATTGTCCAGTTGGTCTTACTAAACCAGTTCCTAACGCCTTACCTTGCACAGTGTATACATATGCCTTACCACTTGTATCACCTGCACTATCATCTTCTTGATATGCACCTACTATCAAATGAGTGTTTGAAACAGACACAGCGGCTCCGAATTGATCATCTTGTGCAGTACCAAACCCATTTGGATTAGCAATATCGCCTAACCTTTCTCCTGTAAGTAAATCATAAACATACACTACACCACTATTTGTGCCATTTGCATCATCTTCTACGTGCGAACTTACTACCGCATATACATCTGAAATACTTACTCTAAAACCAAATCTATCTTCTAACGCAAGTCCAAATATATTTGGATTGGCAATAGCACCATACTGGTCATTTAGATATTGTTCTTCTGGCGTTATACCGTCCCAATTTGGATTGTCATAAAACAAAGGACTTAATGTTGTTGGAGCAACAGGATCGTTTTCTGGTAATTCATATATGTAAACAACACCTTGATCAACTTTACTGTCATCATCTTCATTAAACGCACCTACTATAGCATATCTGTTAGAAATGTCTATACTAAAACCAAATCCGTCATCTGTAGTTGATGTATTAGGATTATCTAATGTGTATAGTAAATTACCAGTAATATCATATATAAAAACTTGATTCTGATATGTACTGCCTGAGATAGGATTCGTGCCTACAATGATGTAATTGTTACTAGCTCCTACAGCAGACCCAAACCAAGACCCTGACGGATTAGGATTTGCAATGTATGTGTGAGTATACGGACTAGTTCCCATAGTGGCAAATTCATATAGGTAAACTGCACCTACAGAAGTAGCAATGGCATCTTCTCTTGGTGCGCCTACAATTAAATGCGTGTCTGTTACTGTTATATCATAACCAAAATAATCAGTAGTATCAACACCTCCTACATTAGGACTAGCAAAACTGTGATCAGGAACTGCACCATTTACATTGCTAAGATCATATAAGAATACCCTACCTGAATCGTTACCTGTACCTGCTCCTGCATCATCTTCTTGGAATGCACCTACTGCTGCATATATAGAACTGATTGATACTGAAAAACCAAATAAATCTTCTGTTGTATTGCCATATGCTAACGGATTATCTAAAGTGTGTAATAGGGTTCCTGATAGGTCGTAGATATAAGCTCGTCCGGATTCAGTCCCAGTTGGATCATCTTCCTTGTGTGCGCCTATTAGGATTTTACTATTTGCTGCTTCATTGCTTACCGCAACTGCATACGCAAAGAAATCTTCTGTTGTTCCTGCATAAGCATTTTCATTGCTTATAGTTAAAATTTGATTAACTTGTAAGTCAATGTCTGCGGTAAAAACAGTTCCAGTTTGATTCTGGCTAGCGCCTATTAACGTAAAATCTGTTTGAGCTGCTGGATCTGTTCCTAAATTAGTAATAATATATTCTTCTCCGTTTACTAAATAGAAAACTTCTACTTCATCTCCTGTCCCGGTTGTGAATGGATTTTCTACCATAGTAAAGTTTGTTGGTGCAATTTGAAAAACATTTTCTACAAAAACAAGGATATTGTTTGCCGATAAGGGAACAGGAAAAGCAGAATCATTACTCAATAATGGACCAAAAATTGTATCAGTTGCATTACCAAGGCTCATGTTTTGTTTTGTTATCAATCCCGGTTCTTTGAATCTAACCACTTGCCATGTTTGATTTACATAAAATTCAAATTCATTTATTGTTGAATTAAATCTTACAGATCCGTCTATAGGCAATACAGGTCTATTAGCAGTTGTTCCTACAGGTATAATTAAAGAATTTGCAGAAACAGATGCTATGTTTGTGGATAAATCATATTTAAATCCTTTACCGGTAATGCTTCTTGCGTTTGTTGTTTGTTTTTTTATTAATCTCATTATACTTCCAAATAACTTAACACTGCTCCTAGATTTGTAAGTTTATAAATAGGTCCAGAAGGAGGATCTGGTTGATAATCTGCACCGTCTTGTGGTTGTGCAAACAGTACAAGCTTGTCTCCAGGAGCAAGTACAATTTTTTCAGTATCAAATGTAAATGTTTCTTCTGCAGTTAATTCTAGATTGTTTATCACTCTTGTATTACCTAACCCTGGATTTGTTCCGTCAGCAATAGGCTGCCCATTTGGAACTAAATGCATGTCAAAGTATGCAGTATCTGTAGAGCTATTATTACAAACAATCAAACTTGTTACAGCGAAAGTTTTGTCTTCTGTAAAATTACTTCCAGTGTCAGGATCTATGTTACCGGTGTTAGGTGCTTCTAAAATTGTAAGAAATGTGTTTTGTAGTCTAAATCCTTTTAACGCCATTGTTTATCCTTTAAAAAATCATACTATATAATATAGCTCTATTCTTGCTGATTATTTCGTCTTGTTGTTCATTTTCATTTATGTAAAATAGTCCAGTGTTTCCAGTGCTTGCTTGTTTACTATATAATTTTATACCATCAACTGGAGCAAATGGATCAATTTTAATGTCATCTGCATGTGGAGTTTTTGTAATTTCTAATACATCATTGATTTTTACAGATGCAACACCAGGTGCTTCTAAAATCAAATCAGTATCTACAGTCATTGGAGAAATTGTTGAATTTTGTAGTTTTACTGTTTCTGTTTCTACCCTATCACTATATACTGCAAATTTAAGTTGTCCATCTATTTTTGTTTCAGCTCTGCTTTCTGAGCCATCTTGCTCAAAATCATATACAACAACATCGGTATCAAAATTTTGAATAACTGCACCTGTACCGATAGTGTTAAACGCATAATTAATATAATCAACAACTGCCCTTGCATTAGGAATAAAATCATCATTAATTATTGCATCATTACCATTATCTACTATTGAATTGCCAACGTAGTTCCAAACTTGTTGTTCATATGCAACACTGTTAGTTACACTTATAACTTCGTTTGATACGTCAATGTAAAGTGTCCCAGGTGATTTTATTCCTCCTACATATATAGGTAATGGAAATCCATAATCGTCATTTTCAAAAGTAAATGTTCCATTTCCGCTTACGCCGCCTGCTTCCCAAGTAATAGTTTCATCAAATACCATTCTTACTCTAGGTAAGCCTCCTCTATCAATTTCTATTCCAGATTGATTATCTATTACACCGTTGACACCGGTAGTCTGATCGTCATATTTGTTTAAAACAATAATATTGTCTTTTATATTAGTATTTTGGCTGTTAACTGTTGTGGTTGTTCCTCGTACCAATAGCCCGCCGTTAATAACTACTTCACCTACTAGGTCACCGTTGTTATCAACTTCTCCCCTGCTAGTATCTAGTATAATATTGTTGCCGCTTTTTACTTTAATTATATAGTTGCCGTTTTCTACACTTAAAACTTTTGACATATTTTATTCCAAAGTAGGGGAGTGTTACTCCCCTATACAAAGTTATTAGGATGGATCACCAAAGTCAGTTGGTGTATCTAATGTATCATCTGCTGGATCATTTGGTGTTCCGCCGTCGTTAATACCCACTCCAGCTTCTTCCATTTGTGCTGCTCCGTCTGTTGTGCTTGTTGAGAAGTTCCATGGATATCTATTTCCATCTGTAGCCGTCATAACGCGATTAGCAATTTTTACAACTTGTACAACATCTGTGTTATCAAGTTTTACATTTATAGTCATTTCGCCTACACCAACTGCTGCTGAATTTGTCGCAACTTGTAATAATTTACACATATGTTGTACACCTGTAGCATCTTGGCATAAGAATTTTTTTGTTGCTTTTTGTCTTACTATAAAACCATCTGTTGGTCCTGCACCGTAATTAAATGTACATTTGATTTGATCACCACCTGCTGTAGGTGTACCAAAATATCTTTTATTAATTGGTCTTCCCATTTTTTTCTCCTTGTTAGAAGTCCGATCCGGGTTCTATCCGGTACGCTGTGGGTCAGCATAAGTCCACCTTTGTGGCACACTATCGTACAAAGTATTTATCAAGTTTTAGGCTTGTTTTGTTTTTGTTTTAGCCATGCTTTCTTAGCCCAATTTGGTAAATCTTTAAAGCGGTAGTTTGTTAAGCCTATTTGTTCATTTTCATCTTGATCTACTAATTCTCTGTGCATTGCTTACTCCTGTAATCTTTTATTGCTGCTTTTATTGCATCTTCTGCTAATACTGAACAATGAATTTTTACTGGAGGTAGTGCTAGTTCTTCTACTATTTCTGTATTTTTAATTTCAAAAGCTTCGTTAATTGTCTTGCCCTTTACCCATTCTGTTGCTAAACTACTACTTGCAATAGCTGATCCGCAACCAAATGTTTTAAATTTCGCATCAACAATTTTTTCATCCTCTACACGGATTTGTAATTTCATAACGTCACCGCATTCTGGTGCACCTACTAATCCTGTACCAACATCTGCTGCTGTTTTATCTAAGCTGCCAACATTCTTAGGATTATTATAATGTTCTATAACTGCGTCTGTATATGCCATGGTTTTTTCTCCATAAAAAAAGGGTTCTATAAAAGTATTTATAGAACCCTAATTTATTATAAACTTTTACAGATTATGTAAAGCTTACTGTAGCTGAATCCATTGGAATCTTATTCAAGTAATCGGCAGCATTACCAAGAGATGAAGCTGTATTTGTTAATTCTACATATCCATATCTTGTCATAAAGCTTACGACTGGTTCGAATGTTGCAGGATCTAGTACAACTCCGCTACTCATTAACGGAATGTATGGGCAATAGAATGCCGCAGCATCACTTTCACTTGAACCTTTATATCCAATTAATACTGGTGCATTATCAGCAGCATATGTATCAACATATACTTTCATTGCATTATTTAATGTGCCTACCATCTTGGTATTTGTTGGAGCTTCAAATGTACCTTCTGTTGTTCTAGCAAATGCACTTGTTGTAGCACTTTGTAGAATTGTTAAGGCAAATGGAGAAACAACTGCCCAGTTAGCAGCGCCTCTTCTTGTTCTCTGAGCAACAATATTTGCAGCTCTGTTAATCAATACTGCTAATGCAGCATGCTCGTCACCTACAAATGTAGCTGTACCAGAAACTGCTGTTTGATCATACCCAGTTGCTAAGGCACCGGATAAAGCTCTTAGACTTGCAAGAACTTCTTGGTCAATTTCAGCGGTAATTTCTTGGGCTAAAGCAGCCATAATTTCAGCTTCTACGTCAATTCCATGCATAGCTTGAGCATCTTGTGCAGCTTCGAAGGTCCAGCGAGCACTTAGCTTTCTGGTTTTAGCTTCAACAGTTTGCTTTAAGATTTGAATTGACATTCTTTTACCAGCTTGTCCTTCAAGTGCTGCTGTAGCTGCGGCTTTTTCATCAGCTTCGTTACCGGAATAACCTTCAGCAATCTTGAATGGTGACAATGCTTCTTCACCTGCAGTAACGTCAGTTCCACCATTTGTTGTGGTGAAATCATCACTGTAACGTACTCTTAGTGTATGAATTTGTCCAACTGGTCCTGTCATTGGTTGTACGCCGACAATCTCATTTGCAATAACTGTAGGCATTACTCTTCTAATAACTGGTAGGATAACTCTGTTTAGAGTTGCTACGTTTCCAGCAGCCGTGCTTCCAGCAGTTGCACTTTCTTTCAAATACTTTCTTGTATTTTCTAAAGTCGTTGCCATTACGCTTTTTTTCGTGCCTTGTAGGCCTTCTAGAAGTGCAGCTCTAGTATCCTGCCAGCGACTCTCTAATAATTCTGACATCTTTTTTTCTCCTTAATTAAGTCCTGCAAGTCTACGAATGTCAATGACATTATCCCTTGCACCTGTTGTCATTTCTTGTTGTTTTTTGTTGCCTGTAACTTCTTTGCCTTCTGTAATTATTGCCTTTTTTGGTTTTTCTTTTCCGTCTAATACAGTTGGTAGATATCTATCAAATGATGTTTTCAATCTATCTGTTTGTACGCTTTCTAATAAATCCATCATAATTTCTTTCTGAGATTTATTTAACGGATCAGTAAGTTCTGATATAATTTCTTTCCTTCTAAATGACTCAGATAATTTTTTAATTTCTTTATCTTTAGATTGAACTAAATTCTTATGTCCAACAACTAATTTCTTTGCTTCATGTAGTTGTTTGTTTTTAATATCTACTACTTTCAACAACTTTGCAGTTTCTGATTTTTCATTCAAATAACTGTTACTGTATTCAGTAGCAAATGCTTCAAATAATCTACGTCCAAAATCATTTTTTCTAGCAGCATGTATATCTTCTTTTAATTGATGTATTTCTCTCTTTAAAATTCGATCCACAATACCTGAAACTTTTTGTGAACTTGATTCAACAAATTTAACTTTCAATTTGTTAAAATGTGTTTTGGCTTCGCGAACTAATCTAACTTTCGTTTCTGCCAAATCTTTTTTATCTATCTGGAATTCTGCAATTTCCGATGCAAGACTCTCAACAATAAAGTCTTCAAGCATCTTAAATTTGTCTGCCATAGATTTTTGATCTTCATGCAATTCATTTACTTCTTTTACTAAGCTATGTGTTACAAAGCTTTTTAACAACTTTGAATTTTCTCGCATAGCTCTTGCATATTTTGCCTTAGCTTCTACAAGTTGCTTACGGTCTTCAACAAGTTCAGCCATTTCTGCTTCTAGTTTTTCACTGACCATTTTATCAACTGCTTCAACCATCAAGCTTTTATCATGCTCGTATTTGTTAGCAAATTCTTCACGAAGTTCTGCAGTAACACTTAGGCGATTTTCTTTTACCTTAGCGTTCCATGCTTCTTCAATTTCTTGGCGCACATCTTCTGAAACTACGTTATTCTCAAAAAGTGCTTTAAGTGCATCCAACATGTAATTCTCCTCTTATTGGAGTCGATTGATTATGTTAATCAACGATTCTTTTAAATATTTCTGTGCCTTTTTATCTTCTTTAGTTGCCTGTGCTAATTCATATGCCTTGTAACCATTGCGTGTATTCATTAAATGTTCGTAAATAGGTGTAGGATACGCTCCTGGCGCACTTGGTTGTGCTACTACATCTACAGTGATTATTTCAAAATCACTTACATTTCCACTTCCATCTTCTGATACATTGCCTGATCCTCTACTTGATACGCCTAATTTAACACCACTTTCAAGCATAGTGCGTACAAGTTGTCCCATAGGTGTTGGTAAAATTTTCATTTTACCATAGCCATTTGGACCGTCCATCCACATTTCAGTTATCATATGGCTGACGCGATCCAAATTAACTGTTAAACCATCAGGATGATCTACTTCACCGAGAACACTATATCCACCTTGTATCTGCTCGCTGAGAGTTTTGACAGCCCTGCCAATTTCATTTACAGGATATACACGCTGATTTGCGTTACGTACTCCGCCTTGTATACAAATTCCTTTCATATACAAATCTTTACCTTCGTTGGCATTCTCAACGATTACTCCTGCTTGATCAAAGGTCAAATGCTCTCGTAGTAAATTCATCTATTGGTCCTTATTTTGCTCTTTTTGGTGCACCGTTAAGTGGGCTACCTGCGCCTTTGTCTGCACTTTCTGGTTTACCTTTTCTTTCAGCTCCGTGTCCAGCTGATTGAGCTTTCATTGACTTTGAAGCTTTACCGCCTGGTACATTTACGTTTCCTGTGCTCATATCTTTTGGATTTTGATCACTTACTGGATTGCCGTGTAAATTACCTTTGTTTGCTTCAACACCTGCTTCTGTATCATTTCGTAAAATGTTTTGTGATGTTCCGCCCATGTCATTTTTTCCAGCTACTGGAGACTTGGTATTTGTACCGTTGTCGCCCATTTTGCCAAATTGATGATATTGTTCACCGCCAATTTTGTTTACATATTCACGCATGAGTTCTGCTTGTGACATATTTGATTTAGATTCATAACTGAAATTTTCTTCAGGCATTTCTTCATCATCCATGTCCATGTCACCTTCTTCATCATCCATGTCCATGTCACCTTCATCATCATCCATGTCCATGTCACCTTCATCACCTTGACCAGCCATTAACTCTTCAAATTCTGCTTTTAGGTCTGCAAGTTCTGCTTCTAAGTCTTGTAAATCGTCTTGGGTTACAGGCTCATCACCGCCCATGTCGGCATCCATGTCACCTTCGTCGCCCATGTCCATTTCCATATCGTCAGCAGCATCACCGCCCATCATATCCATTTCTGGTTCTGCTTCTACTTCGAACTCATCCAAATTAAAGTCCTCGTCAACTTCTTCGTCGTCGCCTTCTTCAACCTCTTGCTCATCATTTTCGTCAACCTCTTCGTCTTCGTCATCTTTTTTATGACTTGATTCTTCTAATTCATCGTCATCTGATTCATCAACTTCTTCGTCATCTGATTCATCAACTTCTTCGTCATCTGA